CATAGAAATCTCCATTACTTTTAAATTCATATTTAGTTGAAAAAGTTTTCTTTGATGAAGTATGATTTTCAACAGAAAATTCAGTATCTGTTACACTAGATGTCCATACTCCAACAACAGATGGGGAAGAACTAGAAGATGTCGAATTTCCTTTTGTAGAATTAGAGTTCTTTTTTAATGTTGCTATTTGAGATTTTAGTGTATCATTAGTGTCTTTTAATTGTTGTAACTCTGTCTCAAGGGAATCTTTTTCCGATTGTAATGTTTCACTTTCACTCTTTATTGTATTTCTATCATTTTCAAGTTCTGTAATTTTAGCTTCACTATTTTCTACTTTTAAAGATAATTGTTTATTAGAGTCAGATAAAGTCTGTATTTGAGACTGTAAATCAATCATCTTAGATTGGTTAATTGTACTTCTACAAAAAAGAGTTACCAAGATTAGTAATAATACAATTAAAATTAATATAAGAATATTTTTCTTATCCTTAAAAAACTTCAATTTTGTCTTTTCAACATTATCTTTACTATCAATATTTTCATCCATTTATTTTTCCTCTTTTTTCTTTTTATTTCTAATAAACTCAACAAATCTATTTATTTCTTCGATTTCGTCCTTATTAAGCCCTTCTGTATTAATACCATTGTGATTTGCATAACGAAAATCATTTGTGGTTTTATTATTAGTAGAATTAGAAAGCTTTTCACTTTCTGCTAAATCAAGGTAACCAGCTTTTTCATATAAATCTATATAATTAACATTATAGATAGGAGCCAATTTTTTTAGAATTACAGCACTAGGTTTTCTCTTTCCATTTTCAACAAGAGAAAGGTAGCTTTGTGAAATATCACATAGTTTGTTTACATCATAAGTACTATAACCTAAACTTTCTCTTAAACATTTTAGGTAATGACCAAGCTCTTCATTTGATAATCCCATATTGCACCTCCTTATGTGAAGATTATACTACAAATAATTACAAATGTAAATAATTTTGAAAAATTTTCAAAAAAGTATTGACATTTGTAATTGCAATGATATAATAATGACAAAAGTAATTGAAAGGAGGAATATTAATGGCTAATAGGACAGTATTAGTAAAGGACATAGATACATTGATAGAAAAGGTTGTTAAATGTGGATTTTCTTACAGACAGTTAGCAAAAGAAGCAAAATGTTCACAAACACAAATAAGTTTAATACTTAAAGGAGAAAGAAATCCAAGTCCAGAAAATGCGGTAAATATTTGCAAAGCGCTTAAATGCCAATTTGATGATATTTTTTTTATCAATAATAATTACAAAAGTAATCAAAAATAACCACGACCTGATACAAGAAAGGAGGGAGTATGGAGAAAATAACTGAGGAAGAAGTAAGAAAAGTTATTGAGAACGACAAGGAGAAAATGCAAAAGATAATAGATGAAGGTGGAAAAATAACAAAGACGATAATAGAAGATAAAAACAAAATAACTACAATAATAAAAATAGAACCAGTAAATTGTGAGGCTACTAGTTCTACGATAATTCAAAATAAAGATAATATTACAGTTAGTTGTCTTTAATATAATAAAATCCATCAGAATTTTTTATAAGTTCCTTGTTGGTAGTAATGATAATTTTATCTGCAAGCTGAGTCA